CTTTTGAACGAACATTTATCACAATATCATTTTTTTTTGATTATTACATTTTATTATTTTTTTGAATTTTATAATTTTATGATTTTTTTTGTCGGTTTATGATTTTGGAATATAGTAGAAATACATACTACACTTTTAGCTTAGCGACCCCCCGTTAAATCCAGAGAGGATCGTTCAATAGAACACATTTGTGCTTGAAAAAGGAAAACTGGAAAAACCTGTTCTTCTATAGTAGCTAAATTAGGGGGGTAACGTATAGAGACATTTTAGGCCCACTTGGTAGTGGCGGACGCTAAAATAGTCAACGTTTTCTGCACCATTGGTACAGTACCGATGAAATACCCGAAAGAAAAATCATCGGCTGCCTGTCGAAAAATGAAAGGCGTGGTTATGTTTTGAGAGGCTTTAACTCTCACGAGATTGTTTGCCGCAAAGGGTAAAACAGTGGTGGAGGATAACAAGGTTTGCTCGTAAATGGGATTAAATGGCCATCGGGAATAGTTAGGCACATTTAACTCGACTCCTCCACCGATCGACGAAGTACCGAAAGCTACAGGGACTGTGGTGTCGGTGATAAGCGCTGACGCACCGACTGGGTACGCCAAAACATCCGATTTGCTATTGATACATCCTGCATAATTATTTTGACCCGCTTCGTTTGTATAAAAACGTATATTGATACCACCTCTGTGATAACGATATAAAAGGCCAAAATAATTAATGTTATCAATCATAACAGGGGGACTATTGACAGCACCCAAGGTTCCTATACTACACACAGAAATCAACTGAGGCGAAAAAATTATATCCGTTAAGGTGCCCGCTTGTTCTCTAGAGAAATAAAGTATCGATCGCTTTAGTAATTGGCGCAGTGACAGCACACGTTCACCTATGCATAGCATAGACGGAGTGAGTCCGCCACTGTCAAGTTCTCCATTGATAATCTTAGCGTCCGACGTTTGTGTTTCAGTTGGCATGATATTGGTGCCGAGAGATTGTGGGTAAAATACTTCTTTTTCGGTGAGATCTACTTCTAAATCTTCGCCGGGTTGAACTATGTTAGGCAAGGGGCCACCTGAGAAGGTGACAGGCACCCATATGGGACTGACGGGGACAGCGAGTTCGAAATCTGGACCGGCCGCCACCTCGACTAAAACCTCTACTGTAGCCGCAACAGTGGTGGGTGCTTGTAATGGGGTCTCGACGAAGAGCCAAACACGGCCACTGGCGGTCTCCTGTAGTGTGCCTTGTACTTCAAGATAAGGGTGCACAGATATGTAGGGTACTGTAACGGAAAATTCGTTAGCGGTACGCAAATCCAGTATTTCCTTATACATGTAGTTACAATTTACAGTTGTAGGTAAATTATTCACAGGATTAGGCTCATAGGCAAAGATGAGTCTCCCTGAATGAAATTCGGTCTTGACAACTTTAACGTTGAAAGTAAATGAACCTCTCCAGAGTAAAAACATGTTCGCAAGATAGAACAGAGGCGAAGGATCGACGACCGTGGTGCCTCCAAAAGTACGCGTTTGGACCATCACGTTGGGACTTAACTGGGTAGACCACAATAGGGTATCAGACACATTGCCATTCGACCAATTGAACGATATCAAATGAGAAGGCACTTGAGTGACGAACCTAACAGACATTTCATCTGCATTTGTGGCTCCGAAGTTAGGATAATCAGCAACTTTAGTGTCAGCGAACATTCCTAAATTTTGGGACGAATCTGTAGCAGTCGAATTGACAGAGTACGGAAACTTAGAAGAAACTACACGCGCTTGAGGGGTAGATATTAAAGGTTTTGAAAAACCGAACGAAGAAGCTGTCTTAGCTAAAATAGCTGAAGCCCATGAAACAGGAGTTACAAAACTAGAGAGTAATGGGACACCCTTAAGAGCATCAGCATAAATGGAAGTAGCCGCTAAAATACTTGAGATAGGACCTATCCCAGAAGCTAGCTGCTCCATTTCTGATTTGTCTTTGACTAAATTACGTCGTTTAGTGGCTGTTTTCAAACTTTGAGGTCTTAGAGGGAACGATAGTTCGACGTCTTCATAATGTGCCCACAGTTTACATGTTAAACTCGTAGCTCCTAAGACAGTGACTAAAGGAGAATACACTACGACACTGACACCTCCCATCTGTCCTTCACCGTCAATCAAGTCGTATGCAACCGTGGGGGAAACGTAATCGACTTCTAATTGCACAGTCGAGTTAGACGCACAATCAAATTGAACATTAGGGAGTTGAGTTGAATATGCTAAACGACTGTTGCTCACGGTAATGCGTGAGCCAGTGGCATACGTGGTTTGGGGAAACCAATTCATTATGAGACGACCTTGATGATAGCGCTCCGGGTTTATTTGCAAAGACAATATCAATTTGCCTTTAAAACCTAAAAAGCCAGACACTTTGTCTCGAATCATAGCATTGGTAAGGAAGGCAGAAGGGAAAGATAAATTATTGACTAATATAGTAGTTGGAACATTAACAGTCGACCAAGTGAAAGTATTAACGAGCGTGGGTCGAGCCAAGATATTCTTTAGCTCGTGAGTGCGTGTTTCACATAACGTCTTACAGAGATCATTGGTATCTATTGACGCCATAGGACGTACGTTTGTAACAATGGGGATATCATCGTTGATGCAAGTCAGCTCATCCCCCACACAAATAGCCACCTCGTTAGTCGGTTTTAGGGCACCGACAGACCCATTATTAGTTGTGGTAGAAGCTAGTGGTATTCTTTCCATTCTCATACACTAATTTGAGAACGGGCACCTGGGGCGCTCTGGATATTAAGGGGCTGCCCTGAGGCATCCTGAGCAGTAAAAGTAAATACTTAACCTCAACAGAAGAATAGCAGTTGCTTGATTTTAGGGGCCCAGGTATTTATATACCAAACAAAGATCACATTCTTCCTTTTTCGACTCATTAATTAATAATAAATAAATAATAAAGACCCCACTCTACAACATTCCATCGGCTGTTGATCCGCCGGTTTGCAAATTATATGTTCACACCTCTTGAGACAAACAAGAATCGAGAAATTCTTCCTGGGTTGTCAACTGAGGTAAAAACAATAATTTACGCTTTGAATACCGTATTATAATGGGTGCGTACTTGTCAAAAATTGCCTTCTCATGCATGCTCAATTCATGCAAACTGAAAGTAACATTCGTACGCGCAACTTCTAAAGAATCGTTGCCTTTTCGCACCCAGTACGGCGTTTCAAGGACTACTGCTAATTCCAGAGGACTCAAAAACAATCCTCTGTCAGGCGAATACACGAAACCTCTCTTAAGAAAAGTTAATTTTGACAAACTATCGTAACTGTTCCACTCATTGCTTTTCAAGGAATCTGTATATTTGTAACCGAAGTCACTGAACAATAGCGTCAAATAACCAGGAGTAACCAAACCAAAGACCATCCAGTCTACAATAAAAAGGCTGTCGTCTCCAAACGCAATAAGACGGCAATGTACATCGAAATGTTCATGTTTATATTCTGGCACGCCTATGAGCATATACGTTGCTGTTCTAAAAAGCCAATGAACCATTATTGTGTTGATTACTGATGTTAGGGTGTGCCCGCTAGGTAAGCCTTGCACCCATTGGTAGACAGTAATACCTCTTGCATGTATTGAATCAGTAATCTCAAGCCACAACATTTTCCTAACTATTTGATCATCGGTTTCACCACCTATAAAATTTATTAATTGTTCTCCCAGGAAAGCCAGCGCTTCACGTTTATGTGAGCCATCGAAGTTACTGAAATCTCCTGCTAGCATGTTATCACCTGGTTCACTCAAATAAGAAGCTAATTCGCTCCACTCTTTGCAGTACGGGTTTATACCTAAAGCAGAACCACTTTGGATCTTGTTCTCCATCAAAAAGACAGAGAACGTTAAGAAGTACATTCTTGTAACAACAGTCAAGTCAAGAGGAGCACAGGAGAATAATCTGGCTTTCCC